AACAACGACGGTGACGGCGGAGGAATGTTCAATATTTAACCATGTCCATTAAGAATGTTAAACCAACAAAGAATTCAGGATATAACCAAGGTTATTATAATCCATTAAACCCTGACAAATATGCAGGAAAGCCTCCTATTATTTATCGAAGTTCATGGGAACTTAAGTTTATGAAAATGTGTGATGTCAGAGAAGATATAATAAAATGGGCGAGTGAACCGGTTGAAATAAAATATTGGAGTTCACTTGATAATAAGGAACATTCTTATTTCCCGGATTTTTATATCAAAGTTAAAAAGGAAAATGGATTTGAAGAATCATTGGTAGAAATTAAACCAGAAAGTCATCTTAAGAAACCTGCCCCTCCAACTAAAAACAGTAAACAAGCATTGAAGAATTATAAATTCTTGGCAGAACAGTTCATTAAAAATAGAGATAAATATAAATATGCAACTGAGTGGGCAAAGGATAGAGGTTTTAGATTTGTTGTAATGACTGAAAAGAGTCTTAAATAATGGGAAAACTTAGAAGAGAAATACGACAATTTGTAAAGGAAGCAGGGAGTAAAACCAATGCAAGAAGAGCTGCTGAGAAGTGGTATACTGAAGGAAAGGGTTCAGCTAATGAAAAGGGAGTTCAATCTACGTCGGGTAGGTTTCAACCAGGAAAGATATATGTATTTAGATATAATCCTAAATATAGCGCAAAATTACCATGGTTTGATGCAAATCCAGTTGTGTTAGCATTGGACCCAGATGGAAGTAATGACGTTGGTATCAATTTAAATTTAGTTCCAATAAGTACTAAGGAGAATATATTGGATAGCATATATACTAGATTCAAAGATGAGATGAAACAACAGTCCATTGGTGGAAAGAAGGATAATGCAACAAGGCAGGGCCAGTTATCTCTTAATTGGGAAGATTCTAGTCAATATTTGAGTAGAGCAGGATTACAATTTGCAGTTAGACAATATATTCCTGGAAGGAAATCAAACCAAACAGTTGTTAGTTATGAAAATTGGCCAAAAATTGTATTATGTGATTTTGCTGATATCAATGGAACAACATATGGAAAATTACGTTATCTTTTTAGAAAGAGGTAAAAAGAAAAGAATATATAAATTGAAAAACTATTTAAAAAATTATGGCAGGTTTTGCAGATAAAGATCCAAGGAATGGTCCTTGGAGCACAGGTAAAAGACCATTTAGTCTAAGCAATACATTAAGAACGTTATCTTCATTCGGAATGAGGTATGATGATTTAATACTTAGACAATCTCAAGCAATAGGTCCTTTAGAGGATAAGTTTGGTTATGGCGGAATGAATTCAATGGGAGTTGATAGTGATGATATGTATGCGGCATTTGCTGCATTGTCCATGGCTGATACCACGATGAGAAAGAACATTCCTTTCTTTGACCAACAATATGAGGTAAAAAGAGATGAACTTAGAAGATTTTCGATCAATGATGAAATAGAAGATATTTTAGATATTTTATGCGATGAAACAATTGTATACGATAATAAAAATTTCTTTGGTTCACCTGAGATATTAGGTGTTGAAGTTGCTGACGGAATACAAAAGGACCTTAATAGATATTTTAGACAAATTTATCATGCATTTGGTTTTAATTCAGATCAATCAGCTTGGTACTATTTTAGAAAATGGTTGATTGATGGTTATTTAGCATTTGAAATTATTTACTCACCTGACCAAAAGGAAATTATTGGTTTTAAAGAATTAGACCCTATTACACTAGTACCTGGATATAATGCAAATGATGGTAAAAAAGTGTGGACTCAATTCAAAGACGATCCAGTAAAAGAAAGAGTATTGTATGATTCACAAATCATTTACCTTTCATATTCATCAATAACAGCAGCATCCAGGGTTTCATACGTTGAAAGACTTACGAGATCTTTTAACCTATTAAGAATAATGGAACATACGAGAATTATTTGGGCAGTAACCAATAGTTCTTATAGAATGAAATTTGTTATACCAGTTGGTGGTAAATCCAAGACAAGAGCAAAACAGTCTCTTGCACAGTTAATGAATTCATATAAAGAGGTTGTTGATTTTGATTGGGAGTCAGGTAGCATGTCAACCGACGGGAAACCAATGTTGCAATTCAATAAAGAATATTGGTTGCCTAGTAAAGACGGTGATAGCCCTGAGATTGAAACACTAGATGCTTCCGGTCCAGATTTATCAGATACAGAAGCACTTAAGTATTTTAGTGATAAACTAAAACATGTTTCTAAAATTCCTTACTCTAGATTCTTATACGAAGACGGAGGCGGAGACTTTAATTTAGCAGCAGATGGAATGATTAGAGATGAGATAAAGTTCTCTAAATTTGTTAAGAGATTAAGGTCAGCATTCCAAGAGCTTTTAGTTAAGCCATTATATTTACAAATGTGTATTGCATATAAAGATCTTGCAGAAGACCCTCAGTTCAAAACACAAGTTGCATTAAGATATAACAGAGATAATGATTTCGCAGCATTGAAAGAAATGGAGATAATGGAAAGAAGACTTGATTTTGTTTCAACAATGAGAGATTCGTTAATGACAACAAACGCAGAGACAATGGAAGAAGAACATTATTTCGATATGGAATTCTTAGTAGATAGATATTTACAATTAAGCCCAGATGACATAGCAGCAAACGCTGCGGCAAAGGCTAAACAGGAAAGGGAAGATGAAGAAGCCCCAGAACCTGATGATCCAATGGCTTTTTAAATTAAAGGATATATAAAAAGATATGAAAATTAAAACATATAACGAATATTTAAACGAATCACAGCTTAGTTCTATTAAGGCAGGAGATGATAGCAACGTAACAGTTAGCGATCAAAAGACAGTTGATGGTACAGTAATTTCTGCTCAGGAAATATTAGGACATATTATTTCTGCAGAAACTGAAGATGAATTTAAAGCTTATTTCTATGATAAGTATGGTTCTACTAAATTCGACACCGCGACAATGGGACAGATGGTTGCATCATATAATGAATACTATGAAGAAATAGCAGCAAAGGAAAAGGAGGAAGAAGAGTCCGAAACGGATGATGAAGATCCACTAGCAGATTTAGACGTTTAAAAAAAGAAAATTTATTAAAGATATATACAAAAAACAAAAAAATAAAATGGATAGACTTATCAATAAGCCTAACGATTATAATTTATTAATAGTTGAGAAATCTTCAACTGTCTTAACACAGACGGGTGAAGAAAAAGACTATGTCTTAGAAGGTGTTTTTGGAGAGATTGATGTTAAAAATAAAAACAACAGAATCTATACCGAAACAGAATATCTTCCTCAAATTAAATCGTTACAAGACAAGATCGGATCGTCTAAATTACTTGGCGAATTAGATCACCCACAACAGTTTGACATTTCTCTAAAAAACGTTTCACATGTTATAGAAGAATTAAGATACGACGCTGAAAACAAAAAGGTAATGGGTAAAATCAGACTTTTAGATACTGATGCAGGTAAACAAGCTAAGGCATTAGTAGATGCAGGAGTTCCTTTACATATTAGTTCAAGAGCAGCAGGTGAAGTTTCAGAAGGTGGAAAAGTAAAAATCAAACAATTATTCACTTATGATTTAGTTGCAGATCCAGGATTTGCTAACGCTGAACTTAAGAGATGTAACGAATCTTATGGATTTGATAATGATGATAGTTTATTCATTTACGAAGTATTCAAAACACAAGAAAATAATATTAACCAAAATAACGAAATAAAAACAGAGCAAAAAATGGAAGAATTTGTAAAAACAGATGATTTCAACAATTACACTAAGTATCTTGCTGAGCAAATTAAAGGATTAAAGTCGGCTCTTACTGAATTATCAGAAAATTCTAAAGAAGGTTCTGATAGTACTAACGAGGACATTGAAACAGTAACAGCTCACAATGATCATATTGTTGAATCAATCAACGCATTGACTAATTATGTTAAATACGTTGCAGAAAAAACGGATTCAGCAATATCATACACTGAGTATGTTGCTGAAAAAACAGATCAAGCTATCCAGTATACTGAACATGTTGCTGAAAAGGCAGATCAAGGAATTAGTTATACTGAACACGTTGCTGAATCAGTATCTAAATTAAAAGACTATGCTAATTATGTAGCAGAATCTTATAATAGTGGAGCTGAGAATAGTACTAAGCTTATTGAGTATGTTAACTATTTAAAAGATAACGTGCAGAATGTTAGTGAATATGCTAACTACATTGCAGAATCAATTAATGAAAATTTAGTTGTTGAAACGACTGAAGAAGAAGTTGAAAACACTGAAGCTATTGAAACTACTGAAACTACTGAAGTTGCTGAAACAACTGAGGAAACGGTTGAAAACAACGAAGCTACTGAAGAAGTAACTGAAGAAGTTGAAAACAACGAACCTATTGAAACTGAAGAAACTGAAGCTGATCCTTTAGAATCCTATAAGACTGAAATTTCTAGTAAATTAACTAGTCTTTTAGAGAAAGCAGCAGAAAAGGAAAATAAAGATCCACATTTCTTTAGACTTGTTGGTAATGAAACTGCTGGAAAATATAATTCATTAAACGAAGACGCTAAAACTTCTGTAAGAAAACAAGTCGAAGGTGCTGGATTCTTAACCGAATCACAAATCGTAAGAATTATTGAAAATGTAAATGAAGTTGCAGGTAATGTTTCAGACACTCCTTATTTCATCACTGTTATGCCAACCGAGTATAAAGAAAAATGGGATAATTTGTCAGAATCTAAAAAGAAACAAATTACGGCACAATCTAAAACACGTAAATTAGAATCAGAATATCAAGTAAGAAACTTTTGGCAAACAAGAGATCTTAGAGAAACTGCTCCAGTAATGGAAAAAGTTGAATTAATTACTGAATCTAAAAAGAAAGAGGCTAAGAAGTTACCTTATTCACTAGAAGGTGTTGAAGAGTCACTTGCTAAGAGATTTAAAAAATAATCTAATCTAATATTAATATAATAGAAAAAAAGCACCTCAGGGTGCTTTTTTCTTTTCAGATTAGTGTTATATACTAATACGTTAATATTTTAATAAAATAAACAGATATATAAAACATATTTCGACGATTTGGTGAAAGAAGCAGAAAACCGAAAATAATAAGTCGAAAACTAAACTTAAAAAAAATATTTAATAAAATGGCAAATTTAATTAATGAAGCTGAAATCAGAGAGACATGGTCACCGATCATCGAGTCTGCTACTGGTATCACAGAAGCTTCGAAATTAGCATGGATGTCTGAGTATTGTCATAATCATAAACTTTATGAGGATGCTAACATCATGTCACTTAATCCTATGAACATAGGAGGTATGGGTAACGTTGAACTACCAGTTGTTGGTGGTGCTGATGGCTCAGGTGACAAAGCTCCAACATTGCTTCCATTAGCGATGCAAGTTGCAGCTCAAACAATAGGATTGGATTTAGTTCCAGTTGTACCAATGGCTGGTCCTATGGGATTACTATCTTACCTTGACTTCGTATACGAAGGTGGTAAAATTGGTTCTTCAGACGTACACCCAACTTACATCAAAACAGCTTCTGCTGCAACTAACGGTGATGAAAAAGAAGGTGAGTCTAGAATTGATGGTAAAAACATCTTAAAATTAGGTGCTACTACTTTATCTCAAGGTGCTGTTACAGCAACTTATGCAGATGCTGAATTAGTAAGCGCTATGGAAGATCATATTTTAGGATTTTCTGCAGCAGATAAGGATGGTACTCCATTCTCAAGAGGTGCAGGTGAATCTACTGAAGATAAAATAATGGGTCTATCTTTATTCTCAAAAGCAATTGAAGCTAAAACTTACCAAGTTGCTGCTGCAGTTACTAGAGAACAAGTTCAAGATCTTAAACAATTCGGTGTTGACGCAGTTGCACAAGTTGAAGCTGTATTAACTAACGAATTAACTCAATCTATTAATGATCTTATCATTAGAGAAATTGAATCATTGGCTGATGCTACAGGTCACGGTATAGCTGTTTCAATCGGAGCAACTTATTCTGGTGGTGAAACACAAGGTTCTGAACATAGAAAAATTATGACTGGTATCTTAGCATGTGCTAATTACATCGCTAATAAAGGTCGTAGAGGTGCTGGTAACTTCGCTGTTGTTGGTGGACAAGTTGCTACTGCAATTCAATCAGTTTCTGGTTTCGTACCTAACCCTTTTGCAAACACTGCATCACAAACTGCTGGAGCTATTTATCCAGTTGGTTCTGTTGCTGGCGTACAGGTTTATACTAATCCTAAATGGGATTGGACTGAACCAACTGTACTTGTTGGTAGAAAAGGTGACGGAAACGGACCTGGTCTAGTATTCATGCCTTACTTAATGGCTGAATCAGTACAGACTATAGCTGAAGGAACTATGGCTCCTAAGGTTGCTGTTAAATCAAGATTTGCATTAGTTGCTGCAGGATTCAATCCTGGAACACAATATGCTAGTTTTGAAGTTGGCGGAACTATTCTATAAGAAATTAGAAAATAGTATATAAATTAGTTAAGGGACCCAACGGGTCCCTTTTCTAGTTTTAAAGGAATATATAAAAAAATAATAATTATTATATATGAAAATCAAGTCCAAAATCAAGTTATTAGAAGAATTTGTTTTATTACGTGAGGAAATTTCTCCAGGCGACAAGCAAAAGGAAGATCCAGCTAAGGAGATTAATCCAGATCTTTCTATAGAAATAGATGACATATTAGATAAGTTAAAAGAATTAGAAATTAACTTAGATCCTCCGGCCCCTTCCCAAACTACTGAAAAATTAAATATTTTAGAAAACATAGTCAATGAAGAAGGAGAAGGATATAATGATGGATATCAAGCCGGCAAGGCTGCGGTTCAATCAGCAAAAACAGCAGCAGCAGTTGTTGGAGGAGCGATAGCACTAGGTGCCTTATTAGGATATGCAATGTTACGTTCTAAAAAGAGAATGAAGAAACGAATTAAAGCATATGGTGAATATTATCCTAAGAAGGGAAAGTTAGAAATCAACAAAGAATATTCGGATAGAATGTTTAACATGTCAGGTGTCATAGAAGAGGAAACTGCAAAGAAAATTGAAGCATTTAAAGAAAAGGTGCAGCAAAAAATAGATGCAACTGATGATAACGGGAAGAAGGAAAAGATTAGAGAATTAAGAGATAAAAAAATAGAATCTATTAAAGAACTAATTAATAAAAAATACGATGCAAAGAAACAAAAGGAAAAGGCGAAAATAGAAAAGGACATAGAACAATTAGATACTATGTGGAAATTAACTTTACAAGAAACTGATATTTCTTCTTTTTTCGACAAGTTATCACAAACTGAAGGACAAACCAAGATGAATAGAAAATGGGAGGAAGGTAAACTAGATATTGAAAAGAAAGAAGATCCAGCCTTGGCATCATATGAAAAGTCGTTGATTGAAAAAATATATGATAATGACGCTGATCAATTAGATAAGTCTATTAACAACATCGATATTCAGTTAGAAAAGAAAGAAAAGGAATATAAGGCCGTTGAAGCTTCCATAGAGGAGAAGAAAGTCAAAGAGAAGGAAATAGAGACTAAACGAGAAAATAAGGAAGTTGAAAAGGAAAAGAATAATCCTAAATATAAAGAAGCAAAGGCAGAAGAACAAAAGTTTATTGCAGCTGAGAGAGGATTTACAGATGCCATTTCAAAATATGGAGCTAATCAAACTCCAGAATACAAGGACGAATTAACAAAGGCATATAACAAGCTTAAGCTAGAAAATAAATTAACAGGCAAAGGAACAAAGGTATTAAAAAACGATTCTCCCCCTGCAAGTGAAGAACAAATAGAAAAATTTACAAAGGCTAGGGCAGATTTAATGGGTGCATATAAGAAACAATATGATTCTATGGTTAAATCCGAAAATAAGGAAGAGCCTAAGGAAAGCAAAACTATTAAGCTTTCTAAAAAATTAAACGAATACTCAAAATTCAAAATTAAACAATAAATTATGAAAATCATTTTATCAAATAAAGTCGCGGATTACAATACGTTCGTAAATGAAAAATCAAATGCAAAGGTGGCCATGGCTCTAGGTGCATTTAAGAAAGTTGCATCAGTTGCTAAGGAATTTGGATATGATGAGAAATGGTTAGCAGACCAATTCTTAAACTTATTTAGAGATAAATATGAACAGGAGGTTTCTAAACAAAAATTAGATCCTAAACAAAAGAAAAGATTAGACGGTTTAGTATTGAAACCTTTAGAAAATGGAGGATTAGAGAAAGGAATAAATTTCATAGGTAAACAAGTTAACGTAAAGGCCCTTGGCGAAAATTATATTAATGAAGCGTTGATAGAAATAGATGAAAAAATAGACTGGAACGATATAAAAATTAAAGCAGCTAAATTTGGTAAAAAATCATGGGAAAAGGTGGTTTTACCAGGCATTAAGATGTTTTTTAACTTATTAGCTAAATTATTAGTAAATATAACATTTGCTATAATATCATCATTTAAGGACGAGGAAGTATCTCCACCAAAGGTTCAGTTATTTGATACTAAGAAAGGTAAAGAATTTTTGGAGATAAAACCTAGTGAAGCTTAAGATCTTTTACCTTTTTTAACTATTCTTATAAATTCCTTTTGTTCGTTTAGTAGCAGATTTTTACAATGTTTTCTAAATTCAACGCTGGATTTTAATATCCTACCATCAACCATAGGCGAATTAAGAATATCTAAATATTCAGGATGTATAAAATTCTCAAGATCGAAATTATTAAATTTAGCCTTTATAGGAAGCTTACTTATGGCACAATGCCAATCAATCGTATCATATGACTTTATTAACTTCTCCATTTTAACGGGTTCGTCATTCACACAATCAAAATAGAACTTATCTCGTAAAACAGTATTTTTTAATTTCAACTGTTGTAGTTCTATTCTAATTAATTGTTCAAAAAACAACATATCTTCTTTCCATCTACTTAAGTTTTTATTCTCAATTAAGAATCTTCTAATAGTAGTAGGAAGTCCTTTAAGAACCACCCCATGTCTATGTGCAGTCTTAGGGTTATTTGAACGCTCTATCTTCATATATTATATATTATTTTAAAAAAAGTGCCACCAGATTTTTTTATGTCGCAAGAAATGATTATATTTAACTATAATATTTAATACAAAAACAATGGAAAACATTTATAGAGTATATGAAAGCGATGATTATGGAAGACCAAACAGAACATTAGGTTACATAAAAGCAAGTAGTACAAAAGAGGCTAGGGAAGAAATGTCAATAAAATTATATGGAACTAAAGATACCGAACTTGTTAAAACAGGTTATTATGGAGCATATCCAATCCCAGTAGAAGAATATAGAGCAAACTATGAGAAAGCAAGAAAAGAATTAGCAAAATTCGATAGAAACTTATTATAAAAAATAAACAATGAAAGACAAAACAGTAAAATACCAAAAAGAAGATTTACCAGACGGTTGGAATGAAGAATTAGAGAAAGTTTATGATATGGAAATGGGTCAGTATTTAAGCGATTTTACAAATTATAAACCAACAAGACAAGAGGTAATAGATCGTACAAAATCAGAATTTATTCGTTTACAAAAAATATTACAAAATATAAAATAGGAGGAATATAAAATGAAATGGATATTAGATAAATTAGAAGAAGATATCGACCAAAATGTTTATAATTTAAAAAAACAAGGTTTAGGTGAATTAGCTTTAATTAAAAAATTGAATGAAGTTAAAGAAGATGTTAAAGCATTACAAAGGTTAAATAAATAAAAGTTATGGCAGAATTAACAATAAAAATATTTGAAGGAAAAACAATTGAAAAAATTGAGAAGGGAATTGAAATCGGTGAAGAAATATATGTAATTAAATTCACAGATGGCAATGTATTGAAAATCAATTCATATAGTGAAGAACCACATGCAAGCTCAGGTTTAGCTTGGGAGATAGATAGTTGGAAATAAAATCAATAAGGTAAATAATTTAGAAACAAATTGATTTTTTCTCATATAATTAAAAAATAAACTAATACAATATGATGCAAGCAGTACAGCAGTTATTCACGGAAAAATACCGACCAAAAAATTTAAGTGATTTAATTTTACCAAATAGGGTCATGAATAAGTTCAAAGATGGGTTAGTAACAAATATGTTATTTGCCGGAAGTCCCGGAACTGGTAAAACTTCCACAGCTAAGGCGGTTGTCAACGAATTTAATATGCCATATCTTTATATTAACGCATCTACGGATACTTCAGTCGATGTTATTAGAACAAGAATTACAGACTTTTGTTCTACTGTTTCTATTATGGATGGTCCTAGTTCTATGAAGGTTGTAATATTGGATGAGGTCGATGGAGTAAGTGATCAGTTTTTTAAAGCATTAAGAGCCACTATGGAGACATTTGCTTCCAACAGTCGTTTCATTGCAACTTGTAATTATATTAATAAATTACCAGATCCTATACTTTCTAGATTTGAAGTTATTGATTTTGATTTCGATAAAGCAGAAGAAGCTGAACTCACTAAAAAATACATTCGCAGAGTATTTGAGATATGTAATAATGAGGGAATGGAAATTGAAAAACCGGCTCTTCTTGAATTTGTTAGAAGAAACTTCCCAGATTTGAGAACTACTCTTAATAAATTACAAGGATTTAAATCTCAAGGAACTAATCAAATAAAAGTAGAAGACGTTAAGAGATTTAACTCAGTATATAAAGACGTATTTGAATTAATATTTAATGAAACGAATCCTATTAATAATTATAAAACATTAGTAAGTAATTACTCAAACAGGGTTGACGATGTTTTGCAATCATTAGGAGAGGATTTCATAGAATATATACAACAGGAAAAACCACAAAGCGTAAAGCATATTCCTGAAATTGTAGTTGAAGTCGCAAGACATCAGGCACAAAGAGTACATGTTATTGACCCTGTTATAACAATGCTTTCGTTAGTTTATAAAGCACAAGAAATAATAAGAAAAAACTAAAACAATGATGAAGAAAGGCGGACATACGCTCCTTATAGATGGCAATTATTTTTTACATAGTCGCCTATTTGTTTTGCCCAGACCAAAAAGAGGTAAGATGATGGAAGATAACGAATCTCGAGCAGCTCTTATGAGAAAGCTTGCAATTGATCTTGCTTCTGAAGTAAGAAAAATGAGAGATTTTATTGATAAAGTAGTAGTGGCAGTGGATGCGAGAAGTTGGAGAAAGGATTTATTTCCAGAAGCTGAGTATAAAGGAACAAGAAAACCAGATGAAAAAATAGACTGGACAGGAGTTTATGGAATATATGAAGAATTCCAAAACATTTTACAGAAACATGGTGTTATCGTTGATAGAATTGACGGCGCCGAGGCTGATGATGTTTTATTTGGATGGTCAACATTATTAAATAACCATGGTAAAAATTGCATTATTTGGACAGGAGATAAGGATTTAATTCAATTAGTGAATTATTCTACTGCAAATGAAGCATACACTCTATGGTATTCAACGGTTCAAAAGAGTTTATATACCTTTTCCGGATTTAATGAAGTTTTAAATAAGAAGTCAGACGTTTCAAACGATGATCTATTATTTAATATGAGTGCATATAGTGGGATGGCAGACGAATATAAATTGTCAATGAGAAGATGGATAGAGAATAATAAAATAAAAGTTACTGAAGTGAATTGTGATGAGTTTTTATTTAAGAAGTTATTAGTTGGAGACAAATCGGATAATATTCCATCTGTTGTTATTTGGCAAAAGGAAATGAAAGGTGGTAAACTAAGAACATATTCAATTACCGACAAGATAGCGGAAAAGATATTTGAACAGTATACTAAAGAAAACGACAACTTCGTTATAGATCTATTATTTAATAAAGCAGAATTAGATAAATTATCTGATATTGTATATAGGGTTGTTGGAAAATCTAATAAAGAATTAATCAAAGCAAGATTATTTCAAAACATGACACTGATGATGCTACATGTTAATGTTATCCCTGATCCTATTCAATCTCAGATTTATAAACATGTTGAGAAAGAAATCAATTTATTAGACAATATAGATATTTCTAAGTTAGTTAATAAAGATAAAATATTAGAAGGAACAGATTGGTTAAAGGTGTCAACTCCTAAAAAATATGACGCTTTTTCAAATTTAGATGAAACAAACAAGCCAAAGAAGTTAAAATTAATAGGAAAGAAAAAAGGCAATAAATTATTTTAGATGTTAGACGAAACTAAATTATTTGATTTCATTAAGATAATGTTTACTAAAAGGGCACATTATGATAAGTTGAAAATATCTTCAAAGAAGAGGCATCATTTCATGATAAACAGATTTATGTCTATTCAATTTCCATCAAATGCTCAGTTATTTAATATAAATGGAATTAATGGAGGTATGGTTATTGATGCTTGGCAAATGGTTGCATCTAGATTTAATAAGGTGCCAGGATGGATATACACAAAGACCAAGAGTACAAAAAAGAACATTAAAGATAAATATCAGCCTAGCGAGGAAGCATTGAGATTTTATATGGAAAGAAACGAAATAGGACAGAGAGAAATCGAGGAACTAAAGCAATTTAATAAAGAACAATTTTATAGCGACCTTAAGGAACTGGAAAAACAAATTAAGGTATATGGCTAAGTCAGGCGAGTTTCCAGAAATTATATCTATAACGCTTTATAAATATAATTCAATAGATTCCAAATTGTATACGCTTATAAAGAATAATCATACGTATAAGACGCATAAAGGAACTATTTTAGTAAAAGCCCATGATCTCAACGAGGTATTAACAACACATTTCAAAGAGGAATTAGATAAATTATCAATAATTTCAGCAAAGTCATTACATAAAGAGGCAAATTCAATATACTTTCTTAATAAAATGTTTAATGAAATGACTAACCTTAGGTGGTTTCAAATAAACTTTTCTAAGAACGTATCATTTTCAAGGATAGAGTATGGTGCAGATAACAGAACTCTAGAGTTTAATTTTAAAGTAATTAGAGGAAGTTTTAGAACGTTCGATGTTTTTAAGATGGAGGAACTAGATACTGTAAATCAGGTACTTAAGGACATTGGCTGTATTAGGGATTTGCACTACTCGTTGGTTAGATTAGATACGCTTGCTCAACGATTAGAAAAGAGAGCAGTTACATCAAAGGATCAGAATACTCAAAACGCATGTCAACGTATGTTAGTATATTTTGATAATTGGGTAGAAGATAATCCAGAAGCACTTATCGTCACCGATTATTTAGATATATAACAAAAAAAGAAATTGTTATATGAGTAAGTTTACTAGTTATTTAGGAAAAATACTTACGGACGTTGATGGTCAACCATCATCTAAAAGATTAGTCACATTAATGGCGTTCGTTTTAATATCATGCGCGTTTATTGCCAATATATTTGCAGAACTTCCGTTACAGGAATATGTGTTTGAAGGAATGCTATGGTTAGCAGGCGCTGGTTTAGGATTTTCAACTGTTGAAAAATTCAGTAGAAAAGGATATAAAGACGATTACAACGGCGAATAAAATTTAGATAAATAAAATATGGTTAACGGATATACAGCAACGGAAGTAGGTGATGTGATAATAGCTAAGTTTGTAGAACCTTATCAGCGTGTTGAAAGCGTTTTAGATTGGGATATACATGCTGGTTTTTCTAATGAGTTCACGGTTGGTAAATTGTCATTTAAAAGTGGCTCATTAATCGCTAAAGGAATAGGAACTAATTTAGACTTAAATCAAGGAGATATT